CTAACGTATGTAAACATTTAGATATATCGAAATTATTAATCAAACCTGATACTATTTCAGCATCTTTAAAATGCTCGATTACTTCTTCAATTGTTGGTGTTTTCATAATTATTGTTTTAAGTTAATATTTCAGCATCTACTTCAATGCTATTAGTATAGTTTTCCATTGCTACTTTTATCTCTAAAAGAAACATTCGTGTTTTTTCAAGTTCACGTTCCAACGCTTCAATTCGTAACGCTTGGAATTTTTCTAACTCTGTTTGTGGAGTTTTGTCGATGGTGTATAATTCGCTCATATTACTGATTTTAAAAATTCGATTCGTTCTTGGTTGGCGTCTCTTTGATTGTATGGCCTGTCTAAAAATTCTTCCAATTCGGGAAACATTTTATGAGTTCTTGTAAATTCAACTTTTGTCTAATTATAACAACTTTTTCCAATAGTAGCACCATATAAAAGAATAGGTAAAACAAGACACAAACCGCTACATTGAAAAGCCTCGTTTACAGAATAGTATTCCAATGCCTCTTTATAAACTTCTTTACGTAGTTCAATCGGCACTTCTGTGTTTGGTAAAATGTGTTCGTTTTTCATAATTAATTAATTTAGTTTAATATTTCTATTGGTTTACCGCTTTCAATCCATTGCATAACCTCGTCGTATGTGGTTTCTGAAATGTCTTGTTTCTTTCTAAAACGATTAATATTATAATAGTAGTAACCACCCATGTTTGTTTGTCTAGGTTCAATTTCTAATACGTGTACTCCCGTTTCGACGAAACCCTCGTAAATTTTGGATATAGTATATTCTTTATCTTTAATAAGTTCTTTAATTGGGTTTACACAAACCACTTTTTCTCCTACTCTAAAATTGCTCATAAATTAAAATTTAAATAAGTTCGTAATTGATTTTTCTCTACTACTTCATCGCTTGTTAACGTGAATTGTGATGCTTCGAGTTGTAGGTATCTACCAACTTTCGTAATGTACTCGTTTTTATCCAAAGTGTAAAATACGTCGGTTGTGAATAGGTCTATTTCGTATTGTTCGATTTTGCAAATGTCGAAACCCTCGTTAGCTTTAATTATTTTTTTAAGGACAATAACTGCATCTTCATAGGTTGCTAAATCTGTATACCATACATCCCCGTCAAACCGTAAACGATAAACGTAGTTGTTTGGTTGGTCTTGTTGTTGTGTTGGGCTAGTTGATTGCCATAATCTGTCGTCTGATTGTGTCATAATTCTGTTGCTTTTTTGATTAGTTGTTTACTTTGTACTATGCGCTCTTGCAGTTCTTCAATAGTTGCACCGCTTTCAATTAACCAAACTAAATCTACTAATTCGGTATGGTATTCGGGTGCACATGAAATTAGTTTGGCGTTGGCAACCCCTTCTAAATCAGGTATTCTACTACCTCTTACGTCATGGTCAAAATTCATTAAATAACAACCCGCGATCATTTTATTTGCGTCGCTAAGAATTGACAAATCGTTATTTCTCCACTCTCCTTTAGTTCCTTTAAACTCGCTCATAATTTCTGATTTTTTAAATGTTTTACTGCTTCTCTTACCATTCGACAAAAATTACCCTCGTAATGTTTGTTTGCTAATTCAACGGCTGATTCTAATTGCTCAGCCGTCCATAATGTTTGCTTTTTGATTTTTAGGTTTTGCATAAAAATTATGCGTTACAGTCGCATCCCTGATTAAGTTAGTTTATAAAAATTGCTAATCTATTTAATCCGTTAGCCTCTAATTTAATTGTATTGTGTTTTTTAGAATATTGTTTTAATTTCGCATATTCTAGTGACTCGCTTATTCTATCTTTTAATAAAACGTTGAAATATTTTTTTCCGTTTAATTCTTTCAACCCTTTAAAATAATCGCACAGTTGTAATTCTATACCTAGTTGCTCTTTTATTTCATTTAAAATATTGTTTTTCATAATTTTTCTATTTTTTAATAATTAAACATATGCAAATATACACACAATATACATACAAAATACATACATTAGTAATTTAGAATGAATAAAAATAACCGCCTTTTAGGGGCGGTTGAATTTCTGCTTTAATATGTTTCGGTAAACTTTATTAGACCTTTCCGAATTAATACCACGCTTATAGTAAAAATTAAGTATTCGTTTTATGCGTTGTAAGTTTGTCATTTTAAACAATTTTATAATCAATAATACGCATATTTTTAACGTGATAATCTCCGTTTTTATCAAATTTAACGTGTGCAAAACCATGATTGTATTTGTTAAAAGGATTGTATTCGGGTTCTAATCCACTTAAACAACCCGTACTCCAACACGTTGTAATTTTACCACCTAACGATTTTTCTGTATGCTCTGAAGTTGTATGATGGTGTCCGATTAAACTACTTTCTTTTGCTTTTAAAAACAATCCACGTGCGGGATTAACTGGCGGTGCAAAACCCGCAAACCATTCGTGTCCGTGTAATACGGGTAACTTACCCAAATATGCAATTTGTCTATCTTTTACCAATGTAACTCCGTACTCACGAAAACGTAAAATCTGCTCTAATTTAAAATCGTCAATTCCTAATAATTCTGGTGCTTTGAGTTTTAAATAATCTTCCCAACGCTTTTCGTGGTTGCCAATTTTAAAGTAAATAGGGCATTTAAAAGTTTTTTGTAGGGTTTTAAGAAACTGACGTGTTAATTCTAATTCGCCCGCCAAATCTCTCAAACGTCTATCTTTTACAAATCTACTGCCTTGATACATATCAATAGTATCTCCGTTCAAATAGATTGCATTTACTTTGTGCTCTAAACCATAATTCAACGCCAATTCAAGCGCTTTGTTGTCTTGATACGGAATGTGAATGTCGGACAATACCAAAACATTGTTGTTTCCTTTCGGTAAAATAAAATCCGTTGTTTTTTCGTAATCGCTTTCGGGTAACTCAAATTTTTTAGACATAAATTGTTTTTTAGTTTGTTGTGTGCGTTCTCCTACTATTATTGTTTTACTTGCTCTTGATTTTTCGTTTCTATAAAATCTAATCATTGCCCGTGCTTGGTCGAAGTTACTAAAGTCAAGCGGATTTTGTTCTAACAAAAGCCTTGATAAAGCCATTGTTGAGGCGTTAGGCATCGATTGAATTAATTTTATAGCTATTTCACCTTTGTAGGTTTTAGTCGATTGATTATTTTTTTGAGTCATAAAAATAGTTTAGATTTATTTTTCCACCCGATATAAATAGCAATAGCAATTAAAATCCATAGCCATAGAAATTGAAAAAATATAGATTTACTCTCAACGCTTTTGTCAGTTTCTTTTTTGTTACTCGACATTTGTCGTTTTTCTGACGTCTTTTTGTCGTTTTCTTCGATTTGCGCTACTTTTTCGCCTTTGTCGATATTAGTATTGGCTTTTTGCTTTTCGTCTCTTTTACGGGTTGTTTTGCTTTTTACTACTTTACTATTATTCAAATTAACAACTGCGACCGATTCATTTGTAAACGTTGCGTGTTTTGTTGCATCGATAGGCTCAATAGTTGTAGTTTCTGTAACCTCGTTTGTTGACGTGTCCGTAACAATTTCGGTAGTGGTTTTCGTGTTTGTAGTTGCATCGGTTTTAATAGTTGATGTTTCCGTTGCGATAATTTCTGTTTTCGTTTCTGATTTCTCGGACTTGCTTTGCTTGTTTTTAGTTGTGGAGCAAGCGGTTAGGAGTACGAATGATAGAAGTGTGATTGTTTTTTTCATTTTGTTATTGATATTATTGTTAAGTTATTAAATATTTCATTGCACTTTTCAATGGTTTGTTTATTTACATCACTTATCGTTTGACTTTCAATTCTCATTTGATAGTAATAATCAAAAATATTAAACCAAAAGTTTTTACCTCTGTGTGTTAAGGTAGAAAACCAATCAATAATTAATGCGTGTTCATAAATCTGATAAACTTTATCAAAACTTTCAGCAGTTCCTTGACCGCTTGATTGCGATAACGCCAATTCGTAGCCGTTTTGTTTTCTCCATTCTAAAAACTTCTCTTTCGCTTTATCTGTTAGTATCATCTTTTAGGTATTAATTCGGTTAAACTATCTTCTTTGTCAACGTGAAATCCGTTTATTATTCCGTACAAGTAAGCAAGTACAATTTCTTTTTTACCACAAGCGGACATTTGTTCTCTTGCTTCAAAATGTGAATTTCCATTTTTACCAAAACATTCGTGATATACAGAATACCATTTTATTTGTTTCTTTTTATGAAATATCGATTTTCTTTGATAATATGAATGTGAGGAAATCATTAAAGACTTATCATATTTTAATGCTTCTTGAAGTAAATCGTTAATTTCTTTGTCTTCTACAATTCTGTAGTTTTTTTGGTCATTTTCGTTAATATACATATAACATCCCATATTACTCCTCAATTAAATTAAACAAACTATCTATCAACTCCGTGCTTTGTTCACGGAGTAGGTTTTTGCGGAAATTCCAACAAGCCTTATCGTATTTATTTTTCATTCCAATTAGTATTAAATTGATTTTCCGTATTTACTAACTTTGAAATTTCATCAACGTACATCTGATTCAATTCGTTTCTTGCTTCTTGCCATCTTGAAAAAGTGTGCATTAGTTTTTCGTTTCCGGTGTCGGCAATCTGATTCATAAGAAAGTCTTCTAGTTTTGAAAAACGTTCTTTTTTCTCGTAGTATGTCTCAATAGTTAGTTTGTCGTGCATAGGCAATTTGTAAATTTTATCTCTTATCAAATCGTCTATTTCTCTAATTTCGTTGGTTCTATTTTCCATCTTTATTTCTCGTTTAATAGTTCTAAAAATTGTTCGATTGTGATTGGTTTAAATACCGATTTATTAGCTTTCAATCCTCTTGTCGGATAAACGAAAAAGCAATTAAAGTTGTCAGAATAGGCGAAATACTTTTCATCATCTGGATTAAAGATAAAGGCTACTTTACTGCTCCAAATCGGCAAACCATAATCAACACAAATCTTTTTTACCCGATTGCAATCCGCTTGACACGTCATTTGGATTTGAATTTTGTATATTTTTTGGTTCATTTTATTGAGGTTATAAGTTATCTTAAAAAATTCCATTCAACAATGTGATTATAACAATCTCCATCTCCTTTTGCATCCAATGAAAATATAGCATCAGTTACTTGATGCTGAACTTCTACATAACTACCATCGTCGTGTATTATTGCAAATTCAATAGGTAAATGATTTTCTATAAAATCTTGCATTGTATACGTATTGTCGTGATGATAGTATTCTGTATTCCATCGGTAAGAACCGCTTTCGTTTATTTTTAATTCTAAGGTCATAATTCACTTTTTTAATTACCCGATTCCGTCGGGTGCGGGGTTAAATGTTGCTTTTAAATCTTCTAACATTTCAATCACTTCTTCTGATGAATAGTAAGCAAATGTTTCGCTTTCTATTTTTTTAATTGAATTATTTATACTTTCGTTTAAAGTATCTTTAATAAACTCTGATAATTCCTCACTTTGGTATAGAACACCATCATCTGATGTAAATTCTAAAATTTTTTCTTTTAAGTTCATAACATCTACATTTTTTTAGTTAATAATTTCCCATCTATGAGGTGGCTTTATACTTCTTACTTTTTTTGTCTACAAATTCCCTTAAATCGTTTTCAATTTCGATAGGGATTAACCAATGTATAGTTTTAGTTTTTACATCGGTTTTGTACTTTTTTGGTGCGCCTGCGTTTCTTTCGTTTTTCATTTATATTTAAAATTAAGATTCTAAATTTTCCTTTGTTAAATAAACTAAATAATCTCTGATTTGAAACCAATACTCAAAAGCGTTTTGATTGCCGCCTAAATATTTAGTCCCTAAACTTTCAATCAATAAGTTTACCGATATAATAGCGCATCTTTTAGCCGTATCAAAACACATAGGGTATTTATTTAACGGGTCTTTTACATCGTACATTTTTAAAAAAATTTCCTTAGCTTTAATCTTTTGTTCGATTGTAATTTCCATAATTTCTATTATTTAATTGTTTAGTACAAATATACAACCATTTTTTAAATAAACTAATTTAAATTAATTTAATTTACTTTAATAACCTAATTTAAACCCATTATAAATAAGAAAATAATTTGGTAGTGTGGGGAAAAGGTTGTAGGTTTGGTGTCTGCATATTGAAATAATTAAAACATAAGGCCTATGAAAAATGTTATTATCGGTTAAAAATTAAACAAACAAACCCACCTAAGAAGTGGGTTTTGTTATTATATGAGGATATTTTTATTCTTTAATTTCAAAGTGCATCCAATCATAATTTTTCTCACGCCCTAAACTAACGAATCCGTGTTTGTAGAAAATATCAATCATCGGCTTGTATTCAGCACGTGCAAATCTTGCCGTTTTAGATGTTTCTTTTAATAGATTTCTTTCAGGGTCTAAATCAATAGCAATTCCCCAACTATGACGAGAGTAATCAGAACCGCCACGCATTGCCCTGAAATTGAAGCAACCGCCAAAAAGGTCTATTCCTAACTCTTTTATTTTATCGTGTCCGTAATGCGCTAAAATATCGTTAAATATTGCAGTGAATTTATCAGCAACTAATTTATGACAACGCATAGTTTTTACGATTGTGTTTTTATCCCACGCTAAACGCATTGGGTAAGGTAGTTTGATAGTTGTTAAATACGTTCCATTTTGATTTGGTTTGCCGTATTTTGTAATTGCTTGTTGTGTTGTTATCATTTTGTTTTTTATTTCAAATATAATAAAAAAACCGCTACGTTAATAGCGGTTTATAAATTAATCTTCATCTTCTATAAAATCTTCTAAATCATTTTCTGTGAATTCCCAATTATTAATAAAACCTAATTCGTCGATTTTAATAATAATGTAATCGCCATATCCTTGACTATCGATAGCTAAACAACTCGGAACATATCCCTCTTTACATAAAACTTGTTCGTTGTTTTCGTCTGCTAAAATATAAGTACCATCATCGCAAACTTTATAATGTACGTCAGCGGTTATGCCATGCTTCCAATTCATTACTTTTCCGTTTTCTAAATCAATAGTCAAACACCAATCATCTTCAACACGGCACGGAATTAAATCTCCGTTTTCGTCTTCCACTCCGTTGACTTTTCCATCTTCCCAATAACGTACTCCAGCACGTACATAAAGCGTTGTAATTTCAACTTCAACTTCTTTTTTTACTTTTACTTTCATAATCTAATAAATTAAAAATCCCCAATCACTCGCTACAAATGAAAGGGGATTGTTATATATTTTTCTTGTAGCGAAAAACAAAGATAGTAATTATTCCCAAACTACCAAATAAAAAAACCGCTCATTTGCACAAGCGGTTAAAACTAAAAAATTAAATCGATAAATTATGAAGTGTAAATGTAGGGAATTAATTTGAATAAACAAATATTTATTCGTATATTGCACTAACTAAAAAATATAAAATTATGGAAGCAACGGAAATTATAATAGGAAAATGGTATAGAAGAACGCACGGAAAAGGTTTTACTGATTGCGAAATGACACTAGAGTTAATGGCTAGGATATTTTCAGACGAGGATATAGCTTTTAACGACTTCTCTGGCATGCCACTAACAGAAGAACTTTTGTTGAAGTGTGGGGCAACTAAATCAAATTCGGTTAAAGAAAGTTTACTTTATAGCCGTTTTAGATTGTTTTGGAAAAAATCTTATAATTATTGGTACGTGGTTGATTCTACTACTAATGTATATATGACTAAAATAGAATTTTTACACGAGTGGCAAAATTTCGTTAATATAATGGACGGACACGAACTACAAATAACATTATAAAATTAAACCCATCTATTAAGGTGGTTTTTTTATTTCACTACTAATTTAACGATTATTCCAATAACAACACCACTACCAAAGATTGTAAAAAATGCTTTCCAATAGGTATCGTGTAACTGCACGGTTTTTTCAATATTGTTTAAACGTGTTACCCATCCGTTACCTCCGTTAAATTCGTTATTGGTTAAAGTGTTGTAGATTAAATCTAACTTTTTACTTTCGGCTTCTCGATTAAGGGCGTTAACTTCTTGGTTTTCTTTTAACGATTTTAAATGTGAGCGAATACTAACGATGTCCTCTTTTATATCTTTTATATCTTTTTGTTCTTGTGTTGGTGCCATTATTCTACTTGGTTAATATTTTCATTCTTTTTTTGGATACGATACAAAGTAAATCCGCCTACTCCTAAGAATCCTAAAAATACAAATTCCTTTACATCAAAGTTAGGGTACAGTACGGGTAAAAAAGCGTAAATAGTAGCTACAAAAAAACTACTAAATGTCATTAATCGTTTTTGTGACCATTTGCCGTTTACCTTTAAAGTATCAGTAAGTATTTTCATTTCTATTATCTAAGATTGATTTAACTATAACAAATAATAGTATAGCGTAATATCCGCTTTTAAAATAAAAATCTGATAACTCAAATACGATATCGGTACGCTCCCACCAAATAAATAAACACCATCCTATAAAGCAATTTATAGAAAACTTGTAATATTTTTTCCCACTAAGTAAAACAAATATCAAATCTATAAAACATATAGCAAACAAGCTGATATCTATTAAAGTTAAAACTTTTTGATGTTTTATTAAAAAGTCGCTACCAAAAAACACAACGCAAAGTAAAGCGGATATCATTGCTAATACCGATATACTTTGCATTATGTAATCTTTAATACTCATTATGTTCTTGGTGGCCTTGGAACAATAATCGTCCCTTTCATTTGAAAATTCAAATCTAACGCAGTTAATAACGCTTGGATTTCTCTTAGTGCTGATGGGTCTAATTCCTTTGTAGATGTTACTACGATGTCGTATTCTTTTGGTTCCATTGTTTATTTAATTAAAAGTGAATGTTTGATTAAATTGTTCTATAAAATAAGGTGCTATTCCTAATTCATAAGCTAATAATGTTCTATGAATGTAATCAATATCATAAGTAGGGTTTTTAGGTAATCCAACGCCACCACCTACATATAAAGCATTACGCATATCAATATTTAAATCCGATGTTAAAGCGGTTGTATTTGCTAAATCAAAATATGATATTTGATGATTAACTGCCGTTTGTGTTGGGATAAATATATCATAAGGCGTTCTTAAATTCCATCCGTTCCAACTAATTACGTAATCATACCCGTTATTTTTAGCTAAATTAACGTATTGATTCATTAAATCCAAATTATATTGTGCGGTGTACCCATCTTGAAGTATTCCGTTTGCATCCTCATTCAACACCAAAATATTAATTCTTTCGGTTTTTACTAACGGTAAAATCTTACTTGGTGCATTGTTTAGCATTTGAAGTAAACGTTGACCACTAACACCAAAAGAAGAAACCAAAACATCGTACCCTTGCATAGTCAAATAATCTCGTAATTTAATACTTAATATTTGATTATGATACCACGTTAAAGAGTTTCCATCGAAAACCACATTTAACATATTTGTATTAGGTATTTGAATGTTTAACTTCATTTCGGTACAATATTAAAACCTTTCGGATTGATTAAAATAGCCTGATTGTTATTGATGGAAATAACGAAATACATTTCGCCAGCATATTGCTCCGAATAAGTATATGCTAATTCAAAATTAATCCCGTTTAAGGATTTAAATATTTTACAAGTTCCATCCGCATCACGTTGAAACCTTACTTTTGAATTTCCACCATAATAGTAAGACCCCGCATTTGAATTTACTAAAACCCCGTTTTGATGAGTGATAAATTTCGGAGCTGAAGTACTTCTAAATATTGTAAAATTGAATTTCGTTTGAGTCCAATTACCCGCCACATTTGAAGTCGCTAAACCTAACATTACATTATTTAAATTTACGTTTGGTACATCAACTTCAATATAAGATAGTTGATTAGCTGGTATTTTAAAATCCGAATTTCCGTATGCACTGTAAGTTGTACCCGTTGAAGTAGAGTATTGACCGCTTTGCGGATTAGTTAAAAGGTTATTCGGGCCGTTTACAAAAGTTATTGGAGTTAGCTCAATTGGTGGAACGTATAAAGTAGCAGTTTGATAGCTTGCTAAAACATTATTACCATCTAACTTGGTTAACCAAATAAGATTTAAAGTATTAGTTTTATACTTTCCGCTTTTTAAAACGTTTGCACCGCTTATAATTGGTTCTACTGAATGATTATGATAAACACAAGACAAGCCCCCGATTTGGGAATTACTTAAATCTAAGGTTATGTTTTCGGTTGTCGGTTCGTTTACAAGTCCGTAAAAAGCACCTGATAAATTGTTTAGTTGAATTTCCATTATTTTTTAAATGTTACTTGGCACGTTGTTGTACAGGCCGTCCCGTTAGTTGTTAATGCGGGTACTACTAATTCAAATTCTAAAGCATCGTTTTCAGAAACTGCAAAAGATAACCCCGTAAAATTAAAAACAAACGCTGAATTATCAAATCTTATCGCTCCAACCGTTACGCTTGTAACTGCCGTTAAATTATTTATTTTCAAAGATACGTCTTGTGCGCTTGTTGGCGTTGTTGCATTTGTAATTGCGTGAACGGTAACAATTTGTCCCGTAAAAGGAGCGTAAAATCTACGTCTTAAATCGCTTGTGGTTGTGGCCACTTGATTAATTACTCCAAAAAAGTAACTTGTACTATCTGAAAAAGTATTTGCTAAATGCCAACACGTTACGCTTGCGTAGTCTTTTTTAGCATCTACATAAGCCGTAGTAGCAATTTTAGTACTATTATCGTTTGCTGATGGTGTTGGTGCTTGTGGTGTTCCCGTGAATGTTGGGGATATTGAATTAGCTTTTAAATTCAATAAAGTATCAATAGCTGATTTTGTGTAACCAATAACCCATGATAAAGCACTTCTAACGTATGCGTTTACATCGTTTGGAGCGTCAGGAATACCGCCACCCCCCTCTAACCCATTACTCTCATAACTTATACCCCACGCAATAACTGATTCAACCGTAGCGCAAATTAATTCTGCTTTATAAGATGGTAAAATAGGGTTGAACTCTGAAAATGTATCAACGGCCGTAATATCAAAATTAGCGTTTGCAGTTCCGTTAGGATTGTATATCGGTATTGTATCACCATCAACAAACCCCGTTGTAGGTACAATTATATCAATCTCGGTATCGCCTACCAAAATAAGTGCTAATGCTTTATCTTCTGTTTCTAAGGTGTAATTCCCGAGTGTTGTGTCAATCTCTTTTATTCCACGTCCTCCAATAGTCAAAACCTCTTGCAAATTCTGTGAACCGCTAATACTTGTAGCGACCAATGGATTATACCCAATCTCAACCAACCTTGCACGTAATAATTCAGTAGTTGCAAATGTTTCATCCGATCCCGTGAGTACTTTAACTCTAACATCGGTTATTTCTACTTCCAAACGTGGAAATGTAGCACCGTTAGGCATTGTTAAAATAATCGTTTGCGCTTGATGGTTAATGTTAATATTCCAATCGCTAAATTCTTGGTCTGTTTTCGTGTCGAAAGTGTGCCAAAAATTGCGTGTGCCTTGTTTATGTATTCTAAATATTCCCATTATTGTCTATAAGCTAAAAATTTATAACTTCCACTTGCTGGGTTAATTGCACCGCCCGATTTATTATGTACTAAGAATTTAATTTTATTAGGCTCGCTTACTGTTGGAACGGCTACTACTAATCCTAAATCGATTAATTCAATTGGGTATGACGGCCAAATAAAATCGCCCTCTAAAACCCCTTGCATTGTAACTTCGTATTCAACCGAACCATTAGCGGAAATACTACCTAAGTCAATTATCGCTTCAACTTCGATTATTGTCGGTTCGGGTTTCTGATAAATAGGCGGTATTGTTAAATTTCGGTCGTTTAGATTTACCATAACACCATCTAAATATACTTTTGTACCGCTCCAATTACTTGTCTGTACAGTAAAATCTGCCGATACAATATCGCCCTCGTTAAAATAAATGAATTGAAAATACGTATTCCATTGTCCGTCAACAAAACCATTTGTGTTATGCAAAGTTTGTACAATCGATTTATCATCGTCAGCTACTCCGTTTGCATAAACTTGTATTGTATAATCAACACTTGCGTTTACATTTTCTTTCCAAAAAGCAAAGCTAAATAAATACCATCCATCACGGGGAATTTCGAAATTTGTTTCTGTTCCGCCCGTGTTAAAAATATACTCTCCAGCACCCGTAAAGGTTACTAAAAGTGATTTGTCGCCCTCGTAGGCGCGTTCTTGGTTATTATTTGCTACTCCGTTACTTCCGCCACTTACTGTGTTGTAACTAAAATTATCGTTGAACTGCCAAAACTTAGTAACTAAATTTTTACAATATTGTGGTATTCTATTATTTTCTAATACTCCGTTTGCCATTTTATTAGTCGTTAGCGTTAATAATTATTTGAAATTTAGTAGCAATAAAAGGCGGTATACTTCCTCTTGAATTTAATTTATAAGGTGTATAAATAACGTTTTCGCCTATAAATTCGGATGTGCTTCCTTTATATTCGTTATTTTTAAAAGCAAATATTTCCGTTCCCGCTGGCAATGCTACGCCCGTAGTATTGCTAAAACTTCCATTTATACGTACACTACGCCCTTGCTTTGTGATTTGTATTGCGTAGGTTACCGTTGGCGTTGTTTGCGTTGTGTAGGTTTCCGTTGTTGAATCGTCTGTAACGGGTGTTGAGTAAAGTTCGTTTATTACTTCCAATTGTGCGTTACGTACTTTCAACTGCGTAATTATTGCGGTTAAAAACCCATTTACTGCACTTATCAAATTTGTTTTTGTTGCCATATTATTGTTATGTTAAAAATTCTGTACTATCAAAATCTGCTGGGTCAAACTCACCCGTTGAAATCGTAAACTGCCAATTAGGATTAACCACTTCAATAGTTTCAATCCCGCTTAAAAATAAACCGCTACTGATAACGACTGAATATAATCCCGTGTCGGTGTATGCGGTTGTAATTTTAAAGTTTAACGGTGTAACTAAATCTACATCCGCTTCGGTAAAAGTTTCAAGTAAAACACCATCTTTAAATATTTGTATCGTTCCCGTTCCTAATGTAACGGGTTTATTAAAAAATCCTTGTATTGTTGGAACGCTTGTTTGGATTGAATCTATTGCGGGTATGTAAGTGAGTATTTCTAATCCTTGAAATATTTGATATTCGGGTAATAAATATTGACGTTTTGGATTAATTACAAATTCGCCACTAAACCAATTTGTATCGCCTTTTCGCTCATCAACTTTAAAATCCGATACATCTGAACGCTCTCGGTTAACATAAACAATCGGGTGCGAAAATAATACCTCTAATCTGTCGTTTACAAAATAATCAATTGCATTAAGTATGAATTGGCGTAAATAAGTCGTTACACTTCTATAACTTACTTGCATACCGTTTGATTGTAAATACTGCTTTAAGTCCCGTTTATTTACTGCGGTGTTATCATAACAATTACTTAAGCGTACACTTTGTTTGCGCTCAAATAAATCGTAAGAAATATTATTAAATTTGCTTTCGCTCCAATAATCAAAACGAGTAGATATTTTTTTGTTGTTGTTAGCGATTAAAAACGGACTTGAAAACCAAACATTACCATTTGTAGAATCGGTTAAACGTAAATGTAAAACCGTACTACCGTAATCTACACCTATCATTCCAAATTCAAACGCTATTTGTGTAATTCCATTACTATCAACTCGAAATTCAGCGTAAAAGTTATAATTAATATTTGCAATTAGATTATTACAACCATCTACTAAATCGGTTGTAAATTCATCAACAAATGAAATACTTTCATCGCTTGAACTGATCTGTAAGAATGTTTCGTTTGGTAATTGTTGAACGAAACCCGTATAGTTTATTTCGCTAACAAGTGGATTTTCCGATGCAACCGCTTCAGATAATGATTTGTAAAGTTTTATAAAAGATACGTCGTTATTCATTTAATAGTACTAATTGCGCAACCAATTCTTCTTTAGTCGAATATGTTACCCCGTTCAAAATTACTAAATTATATTTATACTTTCCGCTTAATGGTCGGCTTTTTTCATCAAACAACTGTAAATAGTCATTTTGGAATCTCCACCAATCCGCTACACCTGATAAATTATAAGGTGCATCGTTGACAAATAGGTTACTGATAGTGCCTGTTATTATTAAGTTTTCGGTTTCAAATTGCACCTCTCCCCGCAATATTTCTATTTCATTTGTCGAAATATTGTACTTGAACTCTTGAGGGTAAACACGTCTAACATCGTTTTCAGGTGTTATTGCCAATAAAAACCCTCTATTAACTTTGTAGGCGTTCAAATAAGCCACAACATCGCTATACTCACCTATTAGATTACCGTTATAAGTAACGGGTGTTATTAATGGATTTAGTAAACCGCTATATAAAATAGGTGCGCTTTCAATTACGGGTGCGCTTTCGCTTGTTAATTGTGTTGTACAATCTGCGTTAATCGGTGGCTTTGCTACTATTATATCTTTTTTAGAATAAAACAATACCATCGCTAAATGTTCGCTAAAATAGTTTTGAATGTTTCTTTTGATTGTGTAAAACAAGTTTGAAAAAGTATTACTGATATTTTCAATCAATGAAAATCCTTGGTCTGTTCTTGTTTGAAAAGCCACACCGCTATAAAAGAATCTTAATTGTATGAATGCATCACCGCTAAACGATGGTGTAAATCCAATTGGCGTTAATGTTATTTTATTAGGTTCGATTGCAAAAACGGTATAATTACCTAAATTTGCCCCGACAATAATAGAAACGGTTTGGCCAACTCCAATACCTCTATTTGTCCACGTAAAAGCAATATTTGTAAAATCCCCATCGCTATCAATGTTTAGTATTTCTAAACGCCCGTTAATTACTCTCATCGCTAAAATAGCAGTAATTAACCCGAATGATGATGGCGGTAATGCTACCATATTTTCGATATAGTAATTATTATCGTCTTCTGTATTTGTAGTTGGGTTTGTAACTTCTAATTCAATAGCTTTTTGTGAGGCCATCGCATCACGGCTAAACAATATTTTTCTATCAATTACGTTTTCAACTTGTTCGTTCCTGATGCGTAACTCCATATCAGTATGAACGCTTAAACTTGTTCCAGTAGTCGTTCGGTCTTGCTCGAATACTTTATATCCGTAATTCATTCTATTTACTTGCGCCCGTTTATTTAACGGCTCGGAGTATTCGATTGACGGCACTTCTAAAAAACTGCCTATTTGAATATTTTGATAAAATTCTTTTTGATGGTTTATAAATATTTCGTTTTCAGATACTTCAAAATCATTGTTAACCTCGTAAACACTTTCAAATACATCTTTTGGAGTTATAAAGAAATTATCTACTCGGCTCGTCATCATTCGTTTGTTGAAAATAGCGTTATTATAATGAACACCACCAACATCTAATAAACCAGCATTTACATTTATATTTTGATTGAATTTACTAGCTTGTTTTATTAAGTCTATCCATCTAAACGCCTTAATAACTTGGTCAAAACCTTGTGTGTTTGCAGTCATTTCAATTTTCATAGTGTCGGCAATATTTAGCGATACACTACTAATTGGGGTACTTGCTTGTGTTGGGTTTCCGTTTGTAGACGAAAAGAAAATCCACACACGTTGCCCGACTTCTAAAAATGGTACGGTTACTTCGTATGTAAGATTATTAAATGTAAAACTTGTATTAGTGCTTTCAAATAAATCAAAAGTTGTCCAATCGTCAATAGGTATATTCCCGTATGCAATTCTTAAACGATTACGTGTAAAAAATCCCGTAGTTAAAAACGACCCCATTAAACCGCTAATTTTAATTTTCAAGTTGACAATACGTTTCTTTGCTTTTATTACCGTTCTATCATTAATCAATTGTTTTGACAATGTGACATCAGCAGTATCAGGTAAGTATTCAATATCTAAAAAAGAAGTTAAGGCGTTTTCAATACCAGCTTTCACGATATTTAAACACGGTTGAAATACGTGCGCATCTCCACCCCATTGCGCAACGGTCTTATTAAAATAACTTAACTGATTCATTTCGCCCTCTTCATTGAATACTGAAGCGCGTTTTAAATAATCAAACGTTTCTATTGGTGTAATTGTTTCCTCATTCCAATTTTTATCAGCAAATGCATTAAATTTTGAATCGAAAGTACGTTTAAAGTTTGCGACCTTTTCATTGTCGATTAGTTTACATTCTACATAGGTTTTGCCGTCTGTTAATGGATCATCTGTAAAGTCTAACTGAAAAGTTCTAAATACTAAACCATCTACTGAAATTCTATAATATACTTTTGCCTCAAAACCTTTTTCTTTTATTACAGGCAACAACCATCCTAAACCATAATCTAAGCGGTTTGACGTGTCGCCAAAAGGGTTTATTTGTTGAGTTAATCCCGTATCAATTCCAATAGCATCGACAAATTTTAATTTATCAACTGCGAACTTTACAATATCACGGGAATACCTTTGTGAGTTTTGTAGTAAAACAAATTCAGCACCATCAAAACCAACGGGTTCGGCTATTTGATACCAAACATCATTGAAGTCAAGTATTTGTATTTCGTGTTTTATTGAATTTGTATCTAATGGATTACTCATATTTATACGTTTGTACCCGTGAATGTAAATCTTTTGTTTTCAATTTCTTTCTTAACGTTTCCGTTTTGTAGGTATGTTTTAAAACCGCTTTTATCAATGTTTAATATTGCGCTTTCCTTTTTATTAATCGCATCTATTAGCGGTTGTAAATCTATTTTAGGCGTGTTAACTTCGATATTTGGCATGGATATTCCGCTATTGTTTAACATATTATTCAATGAATTGTCAAACATAAGCATTTCCATTGTTTTATCAGCGTTAAAAACCTTATCGCCTTTATTTAAGTACGTTAGTTCTGCTCCTTTATCACTACCTAAACTTTTTATATTTCCTTTACTATCTGCGATAATTTCACGGCCTCGCTCTTGTGTTAACGCTAATCCTTCGGGTGCATTATCTGTACCTTTCCAAAATTCGGGGACTTTTTGACTTGCAACTACGCCTAATTGCACTGCAGTTAACGCACTTGTAGCTAATAATAACGGCAACCCTAATGGTAATGGTGTACGTGCTAAAGTCGCTATAATTGCTTGCGCTCCATTAATAGCAATATTGAATAACGCCATTTGTTTCTGAGCTTTAAATTCACGCTTACGGATTTCCTTTTGTTTTTGTTCAAATTGTCTTTCTACTTCTTCTCTTGCACTTGCGCTTTCTCCCGCAAATTGTAAAGCAACTTCTTTTTCTTTTGCTAAATTATCATATTGCGCTTGAAAACGTTGGTTTGATAGTTCGGCAATGTAGTTGAACGCTTCTTGTGCAATTTCGGTAATAGTATTAAATGTTACTGCAAATTTTTCTCCAAATCCTAATATATCGTCGTTTAATGCTTTGAATAATGTAGGAAAACCAGCATCGCTAAAAAACTCACTTTGAAATATCTCTAACGAATCCCTAACCGCTTGATTGTATGCCTCAACTTTTTCTTTCCCGCTTTCAATTGCTTTTTCATTTGCTAAAAACGCATCAGTAGCAAGCATAGCGGAATCGTGTAAATCTTTGTAGCCGTTTTTAATATTATCAATGCTTGTTTGAACTTGGTCAATAGCTTTTTGATACATATTCCATTGTTCCAAATTGTTAGAGTTAGCAACTTGCAACTCCTCAATCAATGCTTTTTCTTCCTCTAAGGAACGGATTAACGAATCTACTTTTGCTTTTTGTAGTTCGAGTGCTTCGATTTTCTCACGGTCTTTTTTAGTGCTTTTATCGGTTGCGTCTGTGCTTTCATTAACTGCTGACAAATAAGGTGCGTATTGATTATAAAGGTCAAATATTTTAGCTATTTCTTCCTCAATTGCTTTTTTAGATCGGTTTGCATTGGAAATAACTAAATTATTAATCATTTCCTTGTCTTTAATCAATTGTTTATTTGAAACGCCTAATTTACTTGCTAAAGCCATTTCTTCTTTAGTTAAAGTATTGGCTTTATTTTGCGTTTCGTTAATCGCTAATAACACTGCGGTTAATTCATTGTACTTTTCCGTCAACTTACCTTGTAAAGCGATGGCAATACCCCTTTTCATTAAAGCCTCGTTAAGTTTATTTTCAGCGTCGGCAGTTTCTCCCGCTAAAATAGCCTCATTCGATAATTCTTTTAAATAGTCGGGGTATCGTTCTTTTAATTCCTTAATAGCTTTCAATCTGTCAGCCATCGACATATTTACATTTTTGGCATTTGCAAATAATATTTGAGAGCGTGAAATTTCTTCACTCGCACTATTACGCATCGTTTCAATGTATTCTTTTTCAGCGTTATTTTTTTCTTCTATTTTCTTTTTAGCTTCCTCATCGGCTTTTGCTTTTGCTTTTGTATTAAAAATAGCGTCTATAATTTCATCACCAAATACAGTCAATAATGTAACGCCAACACTCAAAGCCGTCCCCCAACTAAGAACCGACGAAGTTAATTTTTGAAATAAAGATGGTGTGGCTTCTCCGTTTGCACGTAATAACTTTATTTCTGTATTTGCGCTTTGTATAGCATCAAAAAATATAGGTAAGTTGTTAGATATTGCCATAAATCCCGTTTGAACGCTATTTGCAAACGCTGGCATTTCACGGGTTAATTGATTAATAGAATTTGATAACGGATTGAAAGCACTTGAATAATTACCTACATTACGCTGATATTTACCCATTGTAGCATCAACCGCTTTTAAAGTAGCATCATATTTAGTTATTTTGCCTTGTAGAAAATCGTATCTTTTAGCTTCTTTATCGGTTAAATTTGCGCCTAATTCTTTACGTGTTGCAAGTGCTTTGTACTCATTCGATAATGCATTTAATTTAGCTTGAACTTTGTTATATACGTTTTCTGATGCTTTTAATTTAGCGTTTTCCTTATCAAGTGCGGTCAATGCTTTTTGTCTTTGAGCGTCTAAACTTTGACGGCTTTTGGTTTCATTCTCTAACGCACGCATAGTTTTAGCGATTGCGTTATTTTCTACATTCTTTTTTTCAACTAACTTTTGTATTTGAGTTTGTAGTTTAACTATAACCGCCTCTTGTTGCTTATACTGCTCCGTTAATGACTTAATAGCACTATCCGAACCGCTAGGAGTAGAAATATTTTTCATTTTCTTACCTACATTGTCAACGTTAGCTACCATTGTAACTAACTCAGCGTTGGCTTTTTTTAGTTCGGCTAAAGCACTATCGGAAAGGAACTCAATGAACTCATTTGCCATAATTACGCATAAATAAAATTAGTATTATTTTTTCTTTTTCCTAATAACTTACAAGACAATGTTCTTGAACCTTGCCCCTTATGAAATGTTTTTGATGCTTCTGTTATGCTATTGTAATAAATGCCAGTTTCTACATTTAGAATTATTTTTGAATTTGCTGGAACTTTACCTTTATGTGATTCACTTAGTTTTTCTCTATGTTCTTGACTTCTATTTTTAGCATAATCAGAATATTTTTTTATAACTTCATCACTCATATTTTCTTTGGCTTTTGACATTTTATTTTTAGCTTCTTGACTTTGTTTTTTACCAAACATTCCGTTCTTGTCGCCTTTTCTGTTTTTAGACATATTTTGTCTATGTGCTTCTGAAAATACTTTTACTTTAGCTGATTCACTCATTTTTGTTTTTGTTGATTCGCAATAAATCCCGTTTGAATCGTTTTCGTTTGTGAGCTTACAATTTAAACCACTTCTTGATATGGTATCATAAATTAACTGATACTTTCTTTCTTTTATATTTAAGTCCTTTATATCGCATATTTCGATAACTTCAAATAAATGATTTTCAACCCCATGTTTTAAAAAAGAATTATACAATCTACGTTGTTTTTTGCAGTTTAATTTTTTATAAGAAGTAAATCTTTTTTCAATATTAATACTTTGACCTATGTATACTTTACCCGATGGATTAGTGATTTTATATATTCCTGTCATTATTTCTTACGTTTATTTTCTTCTTGTTTGCTAATTATTTTTTGGCTTTGTTTAGCGTAGGCAATATATTTATCTAGCATTATTCCGTCCGAAATTGAACGACCTATTACACCTTCCATAGCTACTACATTTTCTTCATAGTCGAACGCTTGTTTTTTACTTTTAGAAATCATTAGTTTAAATTCTGATTCCAAAAAAGATAAATCATTTTGCAAAATACCTATTTCAATATTTAATACTCGTAGCACTTCGTCGATGAAAGGTAAGTTTGGATCAATTGTAATCCCGTAACCATCGAATAACGCCTTTGTAAAATCGTCACGCATTTCTTTTGTGGTCTGATTGTAAAAGTAGAAATGCAAACTTTGCTTTAACGATGATATTTTATAGTTAATAAACGCTATTTCCTTTGTTACTTCTAAATATCGTTTAGCCTCAAAATTATCCGACTTTAAAAAGAACTCATCATAAATACCAATAAAAACCGCTTCTAAATCCTTTTCGCTTGGTTTAGGTTTTAGTAATTGATAGTTTTTCGTTTCAAGTATTTGAAAGAAAAATTTGGCGGGAATTGTGTCTAAACTATGAAATTTTGGCATAACTTTTTAACTTTCTAATAAATCTCGGTGCGATTATTTCCTTTTGGTATTTAGCGAATACGGCTTGATTTAAACCGAAAATATTATCCCCGTACATTAATTTCAAAATATTACGTTTCTTGTCACGGTTTCCAAATCTGTATTTATTACCTCTTGGTTTTAATAAGTACATTGCATCAACAAAGGCGCCCGTTACAATTAAATCGACTGAACCACCCGCCAAAGGATTTAAACGCTCTTTAAATAAGGAATAATCCCTATTTTCATAAACTTGCCTTGTACCATCGCCGTATATATCACCTTCCAAAAAATCTTGCTCTTTAAGATTTTTTAGGGTTGCTTCGTCCTTTATTAGTTCTTCGTTTACTAACTCCCTTAGAAACGATATTTTCATTACTGATTGTAGGTTCTTTTGATATTGTTTTGCTGATACTCTCATTTACTTGCTTATTACCACCACAACCGCATCCGCAATCTTTTTTATTTATTGGATTGCTAACAAAGTCCTCAATAATAACTTCGTTACGTTGTGTCGTGTATTTTAAAATCCATTTTTTTTTAGCCTCTTTTGACAGGTTGCGAAATTGCTCCGCATCTGCTCCGTATATGTGCCGTCCGAATATTTCCATACTACTATAAATTAAAAAATGCAACCCTTGTGTTAGAGTTGCATTACATCCTTGTTAGTGACAAATATAGTGAATTAATTTAATTATTATAGTATTTTAATATAAATCTATTAAAATGCCTTTTCAATCCTAATAAAGTTTTAAAAGTAGCTGATTCATTTTTATTAGATTCAATAATATAAGGTTCTTCACAATCAATAAATACACTAATACTTGTTGAGTGAATATACTCGTTATTATGCCATTTAAAATTAATATGTAAATAATGTAATATTTTTTCTCGTTCTGTCATACCCAAAATTAAACAAAAAATCCTTACTATTTCTAATAAGGATTAATTTTTAATGATTCTAAATAACTACGCTACAGGTGTAATTGCGCTCGTAGTTCCTTTGTAGTATCTGTTACCTATTTGAGCTACATCTGCAACCGCTACACTTGTAAGAGAAACAACCAACGCATCACCTGTAGTAATTGCCGTTGTTGGTGTAAAACTCCACTCCTCTGTGGTTGTGTTGTACGCTAAAGATAAAGTCGTAATAGTGTCAACTACTCCATCAATAGTAAATCGTAGGTTTGCAATAGCAATCCCTAACAAATTACTTGATTGATTCATAGCAAATTTTGCTTTGAAGTAAACTTTTGCCTCTGATACATCCGCTCTACCTGTCATTACAATATCGGTAATAGGTTGCAATTTGTTTGCATCAAAGCCAATAGTTGAACGGTCTAAAACTGCCGTGTTAAGGTTGTATTCGGTTTGGCTTGTAAGTTGGATAACCGTATTTGAATATCCGCTTACTGCACCATCCGTGTGCATGAATGTACCCGTGTTGAACATTCCAGTTGAATACCCGCTGAAAGTATTTCCGTCAATTGCGCCCGAAATACTACCATCTTCAAACACAAGCAAAATGCTATATTGTTGAAAACTATTCATTGAGTACAATGCACGTGCATACGCCCATCCTTTAAGGAATTTATAGGTTAGCATTACAAGTCCGTTGCGTACAACTGACATAATACCGCCTTGATACTCCTCTGTTGTTGCTTCGGGTGTTCCGTTCACAACCTCAACCGCTCCCATAACGGGCACAAAAGTACCGTCTTGGATTAATCCATTTACAACCGTTTGGTCGAATGTATCGGTTGTAATATCGATGCTCCATGATGGGTCAACCGCAATCATACCCGTAATTCTGCCGTTTTCTACTAAACAATCGGGAACACCTAAGTTCTTAATCAAAGTAGTGCAATCTTTCTGATTTATTAAAACTGCCATATTTTCTTTTTTTTTATTTAATTAAAAATGTTTGTTTGGATGCAGTTCGTTATATTGTAGAAAGTTAAATCAATATCTAAAACAATTGCGTTCCAAATATCAATCTGGTTCGTTTTTGTTTTATCGTCTTGGTTTTCACGATAAGTTACCGAATAATTCGGTACTCTTTCGCTTGTAAAATCTCTATCATCATAACGACTGATTCCGCTTAATTGTAATGCTTTGAGTAGATTGTCTGCTATTGGTTGTAAAATAACCTTAAAATCATTTTGGTATTGGAACGGGTTTAACTCATTAACGTTTAACGAGCGTGTTGCAATTATAATCCTTGATTTTCGTGTTACGCTCGGCTCTCGTTTATCGTTTCTATCCGATCCCGTGACTAACCAAATTAACGGGTATTTTGACTGCTCTGATGGTAATAGTAAGAATTTGTTTAATACTTCAATCGTACCCCAATTATAATTCATTGGAAACACAACCGAAGTTGCATCGGTAATCGATGGTAAAATATTAACTATTCTTTCTAATTGCTCCTCAAAAACTATCATATTCCAAATGAGTTTTTAGTGTCATACAACGCCTTAAAGTTTTCCTCTGACCAATCTACAAAATCCGCTTTTTTATCGATTAAATACCGATATAGCGAAACTTCAACTTCATCATTACAACCAAACCAATCTATAAATTCTCCATCGTTGTAAACTATTGGAGAGGTTAAATAACCGTCTTGATATTGTTTGATAAAGCCAGCATTTGCATTCGCTATTTTATAAGCGGGTGTATGTAAATTTGCGCCTTGTGGATTAACTTTTGCATCGCCAACTGCTGACAATCTGCTGTTAGTTTCAGTAACGAATATCTCAAATACTCTGTTTTGTAATAGGCCGTAATCGTAATCTAAACCATTCCAAACTTTACCATCGTACTCATCACCTTGAACTAATTTTTTATAAGAAGCGTATAGCGGATTATCTATATCCGCTAACGCTAATTGAAGTGTGTTATAAGTTGCTAAACCTAATGCATTAAGTAACACCGATTTTTCAGTTTTGGTAATAAGCAAAGTTAAAGCACTTGAATTATTCGGTGTTGCTATTGTTGCACTCGAATTCGGTACGGGTGTACTCAAAGGAATGTTTAACTCATTTGCTTTTTGAAACTGCGTTATCGTTGTTATGTTTGGCATTATTTTTCGGTTTTAGCTTCTTTTTTTGGTTTTTTACTTTCGTACAAGTGAGCGTCTTCTCTCGCTACTCTTGTTTTCTTCCCGTTGTATTCAATCTCAACGGTTGTATCTTCCCAATGTCCCATAAAATTATGCTTTGGTTAATGCAGTAATAGCGTCGCTAAAATCTCCATAAACAAACGCACCGTAATGGTTAGATTTTACTCTTTGTACTAATCTTGCCTCAGCTAAGATAGTTACTAAGTTTTTAGTAAAATCGTCGTTTTCGTAACCTACATTGATAGTCAATCCCTCTTTGAATCGAACACCTGCTTTTGAGAAGTCGCCAACTAAGAATTTATCAATAGTTACCCCCGTGTTTGCAACAACACGAATACCACTTACGATCGAACCATCAACCGCTGCGAATGGCGGCATAATGTATTGTCCCGTGCTATCTTTTGATAACTCCATACTTGTAACATCGGTTGGGTGCATAACAATATAAGTAGGTTCAAACAAATTAACACGTACTTGGTTAATTGCAGTTCTTAAAACGTCCCATTTTGTAGGTGTTGGAATAGCTAATGCAAATGCACCCGCAGCCCATGCCGTAGCGTTTGTAACGATACCCGTTAAATTAACTGTTAAACCCGTACCATTCAATAATTGGTCATCAATTTTCAAGTTTATTAATTCGGTCAACTCTTGGTCAATTTCCGAACGCATCAATTGAACATCGTCTAACATTTCTTTTGTAACTTTAATATAAGCGGTTACTTTTTTAACGTTAGCACTTGCAACTACTAAATCGAAATCGGCTTGTGATTTTGCTGCGCCCTCTGCGGTCATTGCTGCTCCACCATCTGCATTTTTTTGTTCAACCCACTCCCAAACGTTTGACATAATTGTGCCAACGTTAACTAATTCAAGAATGAAGGGATTACGTCTTACAATTCGAGTAATACCCGCTTCTCTTTCCGCTTGTGGTATCTGTCCCGTTGTGTTTGTTGATAAAGCCATTGTTCCCGCTGCTTTCAAAGTAATCTGAACGCTTGCGCCCGATTTCTCTTTCATTGCCTTAAGTTCGTCTGCTTTTTCAGTTAATAACGTTTGTAGATTTTCGGGAGTATCGCTTGGAATTCCTTTTGTTTCCAATTGTAAAACTTTCAAAGCCACTTCTTCGATGTTTTCTTTTAAGGTTTTAACCTCTGCTCCGTCGGTTTCTAACTGCTGAACTTTTGACATAATTTCAATAAGTTCTGCTTTTGAAACTGATTCTGTTTTCATTAGGTCTATTTTTTCGCCTAATTGTTTGATTAAATCATCCATTTTTTAAAATTTGTTTAATAATTTCTGTAACATTTCTTTTTGTTTCTCCGTTTGAAGTGATTTATCGGCTTCGTTTTCAAGAGTGTTATCCAACGGCTCTTCTTTATTTTCTAATGTAGGCGTAGCGGAATTACTTCCCATTACTACTGCACTACCCTCAATTATCTTTGCTTCGGTTACAATCCACATATAACCACGTTCATCAGCTAATTCTTTGTTAGCTACAACGGGGTAATATTTATCCCATAACTCTTTGTATTCTCTATCGTAATCGGCCTCTGAATTAATCGCTAATTCAATATTAACGTAACGCATCCCGACTGAATGATTTTTAACCCATCCATTAGCGTATTGCTTTAACATAAAACCATTACGTAAACGATCAATAGTACTTTCAAAAATTAACGCTTCGGTTTTGCCCTCGTATGGTAAACCTAATTTTTTCCACGTCATTACCTCAACACTACCTTTTGCGTTATCAGTTATAACGTGTCCGAAATCTCTGTTGTGTTCTTGTAGGTGTAAAAATGTTTTGTTATCGCTTACTGATTTATTCCAAATCCCGTTAATATGTAGATCGCCGTGAGAATCTAAAAAGTTAGTAGTATTAATAACAACTTTTACATCTAATGTATCGGGTAATTCCGATGATGCAATTGCTTTGTCAACGTTGTTTTTTGATACCGTTTCGACATAACCATAACTAACCGCATCTGCATTTTTAGTAACTGACTTCTTTAAAGAAATAAGTTCTTTTTTATGGTCGGTTAATGCCTTGAATAGTTCGGATTTATCTGCGAACTCTTGATTTGGAAATTCTGCTACTTGTATCATTTGTTTACGGTTTTATCCTTCGACAATATTTCTTTTTTGCTCAATAAACTTTCTTTAAGTTTAGGGTTTAAATCCTTTTTCTCAAGTTGTTTATTTATTTCGTTTAATGTAAGTTTAGTACTCATAATCCTATCTTCATTTTAAATTCATTACTCATTTTAACCGCTTCTTCATTAGTAATAGTTAAATTCTCTTTACCCAACTTGATAACCTCTTGCAACTCTTTGAATGATGTTAACTTTTGATTTAACACGGGTTGCATAAACGCCAAATGATCATAACTTGCTATTAACTTTTCGCCTTTCTCAAATAATCCCCATTGTTGGCTAAGTGAGTTCATTGTGTTTGTGGCCGTTGTTTGAATTGAATTTTGTACCCAACTAATTAACCCTTGATTCTGATTCTCAAACGTTGAATCCTTTGCAAAGTAGTTAAGTATGTTTTTATTCATTTCAAACGCTAAAAGACACTTGTTAGCATCATCAGCAAATTGCTCATCCAAAAACAATTTCTTCATATCAGCAACTAAATGACGTGCATCGATGTTATTGTTTGTTATGATTGCGCTATTGCGTTCTATTTTACTATAAATATCTTTTCGGTCGGGGTCTTGTAATTGCGCCTCGTTGCCATCGCTTTTATTCTGAATTAAATATTTACGAGACATTTTTAAGTTCATGTTTTTAGAACTTAAATTCTCATCAATATTTTGCAACACTTTTGAAATTCCTTTAACACGGCTCGGTGATGTAAAAAAACTATTATTAGTCAATCCGTTTGATAAATCATAAAGCGGAATAATCTCAGATAGTTTTAAATTGTACTCTGTATTGTCTAATTTATACTTAATTGTTCTTTCTCCAAATGCTTTTTTCTCTGCTAACGTGGTAATAAATTTATTAATCTTATAAGCGTTGTTTAAATCTATTTCACTCGGTATAAGATTGTAAATTGATTTGGGTAACTCATTTTGAAACGCTTTTTGTTGGTATATTAAATTTGTTCCGCTCGTTGATAAAAACCACATTTGCTGGTAAAAGAAGTCGTTTTGGCTTTGAAAGTAATTAGGCGTTTTTAATAGTTTTACAATCGGACTATTTTCAATTACCTTGCCTTTACTATCGACGTGTTTAATTTCCATTTGAGCGTAAACTATTGACCTAATAGCGCAAATAGTCATTAACACTGGGTTATCCAACGACATTGCTAAATACTTATCGGAGTTTACAAAATCATTACCCCCATCTAAAAAAGTATAGGTAAATTGACCCGCTCTATTGCGCTCAACACTAAATACTGGTCTATTAAATAATTTTATTACCATATAACAAAAAAAGTCCTAACCTAAATTAATAAGTTAAGACTTTGATTTTAAATTGTGTGTTTACGTTCATTTGCTTAGTCCAATGCATCTTCACATTGATTAATTGCAACAAATATATAAATTATTATTTAGATTTAATTAAAATAATGGATTATTTTATTAATAACGTCAAATACCATATAACCGAACACACAAGCTATTAATAAAATTAATGATAATCCATAAAAAGACTCTTTATATCCGAACGAACAGAAACCAAATAAAAACACTAAAATATAACTAAATGCTTTTATCCAATCTTTAGGGTTGTTTGATAATGGTTTCATAATCAATTATTTTTTAGTTAAACAAATATACAATTTATATCGACAATCTACGAGTTTTAACGTACCAACTTACTCCCATACGACAACAATCTAAAGCGTGGTCGTTGCAATTATCTTCGGGTACATCTAATTGAATGCCCTGATAAATCTTCCAACTATAATTATCATACTCTTGTTCTAAATCGGTTGAGGTTGCAGTATAGTATATATTACACTTTTGTAGTGTTTCAATACCAGCATTAATACTCCCGTGTCCTTTTTGTGCAAAAATAACATTATAACCGTTGTTTCGTAGTTTTGTGCCCTCTGCTTTATTCAATTCGTTACCACTATCACAAATATTTTCCTTAGATTTAATAGTTCCTAAATTATCAAATTCAGTAGACAAACTACCTTGCATTAAATTCATTGGTTTATATAATCTTTGATGAAAGAAAAATGTTTTATCTCCGTCGAATTTAAATTCAATATTAGCAGTCGGTGCTGAAAGTCCAAAATCGGTTGCGTAATAACTTTGATACGGTAAATCAAAAAATTCTCTTTCAGTCATTGTTCGCCAACCTTTAAATATTCGGTTTGGCTTTTCTGACTTCTCCCCTTTGCCATAAACTAAATAATGGTACAAACTTGCGCTTTCTGTTTGTTCATTATACAAACATCGCTTAATTTCTTTTATTTGTCTATTAGTGAATTCTAAATTATTAGTTTCTAAATTGTAGTTATAAAGTTCCGATAGTAATATTTGACCATTCAAAACTACTTCGCATTGTTCTAATGGTTGATAGCTTTCAATTTGGATTTTACTTTCAATAGGACAAAACGGATTGTCTTTGTAAGTTGAATGAAGTGTGATTGTATTATCTTTTTTACGCTCAATATCAATCCAATGGTTTTGTTTTGGATTCCAATCGAAAATAATATATTTAGATGTTCTTTGGGATAATTGTTTATAAACCTCGTGACTGAAATTATAAGGCTCGTTTATCCAACAAATATCTTGGGTCATACCCATTGCATCATCTTCATCATCCAATCCCGTAAATCGAATAAAAGAGTTATTATGTAAGAAAGTCCACGTATGGTTAGTTTTGTTCCTTATAAAATATTTTATTAGTGATTCTTTTTTAATGAATTGGTCAAACTCTTGTACTGATATTTCTTTTTTTTCAAGTTGTTTTTTGCGCCCCATTGGGTCACTTAACCATTTAACCCAATCAACTTCTATAATCTCACGGCAACTCTTTTGAGTATCTCGTAAAATAGTACACGTTGTCATTGGGTTTTCGTAAAGGTCTAAAAATATAACTTGAAAATCTGACCACGTTTTTGAACTCCTTGAACTTCCTTTTTGCTCAATAAGTTTATACGTTCCACTTTGAGTAGCTTCCCACGTATCTTCAAAAACTTTAGTAGCTAAGAAATTAATTTCATTACTCATCGTCGGAATTAGATTTAACGATGGTAACTTTTATGTTAGGGGAAAGTGATTCTTTACTTTTCTGAAAATTGTCTTTTTCATAACCGCCTAAGTGCTTCATTAATTTTTCAACTGCATCAAGTTTAGCTATTGTTTTCACTTTTTTTGTTTCGCCAATTGAAGCACCGCCCATTTTAATTTCATCGCTTGACAACTCCGAAATCATTTGCCTTGCTATTAACGGCATTTCTTTAATTGGCAATAGGTTTCCGTTATCATCGTAAAGGTCTGCAATATCAAAACGAACCATACCAGAAAGAACGTTTACAAGTTCATCAATAGTAGCTTTATTACGTTCGTAAGCCTCTGCTTGTAGTTCTTTTATTCTTTGGGTTATATTGGGGTTAGAATGAAGCAAACAAGCCTCTCTTGCAACGCTATTTGCGTTCATAGCTTCGGCATCATACGCAATACGATAAGCCGTTGATTGATTCATACAAACAACGTAATTTTGGCAATACTGCTCTTGCTTATCGGTTAATACATTATCCATTTATTGACAAACTTCTTTAAAATTAAAAACATAACCATTTTCATCGGTCTTTGTATCGTCTCCTAAATTCCAATTATCGCAATTGTCCTGACTTGCTTTCTCTTTAAATAGAAATTGTTTTGGGCGTCCTTGATGTTCTTTGTAAATAAATTTAAAACATCCGCAGTCTTTGTTTGCTACTGGTTCGGGGTTGCAACTTGTTAGGATTAATAATATTGGGATTATTTTTTTCATAAGTTCAAATATACAATTATTTTTTAATATACGTTGTTTTGGTGGTGAAATTATAAATTTTCAATTTCTGTTTTTATTTCCTCCCAATGATTCAATTCTTGATGGTATTCGATACCGCCTAATAAATCAGCAATGTTATTTATTATTAATTCTATTGCAACTAAAGAACAATGTTTAGCTTGTTCAAACGTTATCGGTACTTGTTGAAATTGCATTTTAATAACAATTTCCCTTGCTTTTATTTGGATATCTGTCATAACAACGGCTTTACTTGGTCAAATGATAAAATTAAATTTCTGTTTTCCATTGGGTTAGTTTTAAAGGGTTATATTCTATTAAATTTAATTGATTGTAGACTGCTTCTGATATTTCTTCCCACTCTGATATATCTTTAAAATCAGTATCATAGTTCTCAATAATCCAATAATATTTTCCTTTGTGCTTTTTAATAAATAAACCACCGTAATAGTTTCCAATTTTTCCAATTTTTCTCATAATCTATAATTTTAAGTTTTTCAAATACTCCTCAACCACCTCAACCACGTTTTCAAATTTAGCGGTTGTGCGGAATTGTTTTGATTGTGTTTTGCCTTTTAAATCCGTAACCGATATTTTTAGCATCGGTTCGGTTGCGGTTGGTCGGCCTGCGTTTGGGCGTTGACCGCCTCTTTTATCTGACATAGTGTATAAATTTAGGTTTTTCAAAATTAGGCATCATAAAATAAAATAATACTTTTTGCCACCTAAGCCAAATATCGCTTTCAATTTCGTATTTCTTTAATAGCATTCTAATTAAAGAACCGACTGAATGTATTTTATCACTTTGCTTAATCATTGATAATAATTCAGCACTTATGAAACTTTCAAATTCAGAGGTAAATTCTTTTTTTAAATCTACCTCATTTAATTCTTTTAGTATTTGTTTGTAAGTCATTAGAAAGTAAAATTAAAACTTCTAAACATTTCTGTTAATGTTTTTGCTTTATCTGAATTTATAACTTTTATTTCTAATCTATTATTCCAACCACTTACTAATTCAGCTTTTAAGTTTGGATATTTTGAATTTAATTCGTTTACTTTGTTTGTGTAGTCTTGAGTTGTCATAATTTCTATTTTTTTAGTTGTTAATTCTGATACAAATATAATACTATATTTTGAATTACAAAACTTTTTTTCATTTATTTTTCACAACCCCAACAAATTCATCCGAATATCCGTACTCAAACGAAATAAATTCATCTGTGCCGATGTAACGGAATGTATAAATCCAATGGTACTTCCAACCATCTACCCACTTTGGTGGTAGTGTTGCGTTTTTTGCGATGCCTGATAACAATATACTCCGCCCTTTATAAAGTTGTGGTTCTTTTAGTATTGTAACGTTTAGGGTTTCGTTGTTTATTTGTAGTTTCATAGTTTATCGGTATAAATTTATAAGTATAGGTATAACCCCCCTTATAGGGGGTTATTATACCGATACATAATTACGAATTTATCGGTATAAAAATTATTTCTGTTATTAAATGATAATATTTTTAACATTTTTATTGAATTATATTTATTAAAAGTCGGTATGAAATTGTAAATTTAATTTTTATACCGATAAAACCGAAGAACTTTTCTTACATTTATCGGTATGATTTTAACATATTGTATTTTTATACCTTATACCGATGGGTCAGAATTTACTGATAAAAAGTAGTTTGTACGTGGTCCATCATTTAAAATCCAATTCATTTCTTTGGCATATTTCACAAAATCTTTGCCTCCAGTTATTCCAAGTTTTGATGATTCAATTACCTTTTCACATAAAACCGTGTAGCCTAATCCTAAATCTTTTCTAACGTCTGCGTAAACGGTTCGGAGTATTTCGATACGTTCGGGGTCTGTTAGTTGTTTTTTGGCTACACGCCCCGCTTTTTGTACTTCGTAACATTCATCCATTATAACGGGTTGTCCTTCTATAATTTCAAAACTCCAGTTTTCTGGCTTACGGTTTCGGGTCGCCAACGTTTCAACTAATTTTATAGATTCGTTTTCTTTTGACGATGTGATTTGTATAACGGTTTCGGATTTGTTTGTGAGTATAGTTCCCAAGTGTCCACGCATTTTTGTGTTTTCAGACGGGTTTTGATGTATTACATTACAAATATGAATATCGCAATCAGTCGCCCATTTGCGTAATTCTGATACCATTTGAGAGGATTCCCGTATATCGTTCGGGTCGTAAATAAGGTCTGCGATTCCATCTATTACAAGTAATCCACAATCTCGTGTGTTGTATATTAATTCACGGGTAAAATCTTTTCGTTCTTCTACGCTCTTTGCATCAAAATTAAACATCAATAATTTTTCTACTCCTACTTCTTTTTGAATACGTTGCAATATCAATAATATATGATAGTCCGATTGTTCTGTATCAATGTAAATTATTTTATCTTTCCCTTTTGGCAAGTAAGAACGCAAAGTACCAAATTCACCTTTTTTAAGTACGGAAATATTTAATAAAGTCATTAAAAATGTTTTACCAACTTTTGCCTTACCAGTAATACACGAAATATTTTTCCTACTCATTACCATTTGATCGTAGAAAAATAAAACTGATTCAGGTTTTGGTATATCGTCAGTCGGTAAAATACGGAGTTTTAAAATCTGCTCGTATGTTAACTTTTTTTCGACTGGTTTATCTCCTATTGGTATTTCATCAAACATTTTTATAAGTATTTATTGATTCATTAATATTTCTGTTAAGGTGTGAACATACATTATCATAATCCCATAAATCAATAACTTCTAAAAGCTCCTTTGTATTTATTTTTGGGAATATCTCTTTATTATCGTTATATCTTTTAACCGCTTCTGCAACTGGTTTTCCGATAATAAACGGGTCAACTATTCCGTTTTGTTTAAAAAAAGTATCTAACTCAAAAGTTTTTAAACGAGATTGTAATAGTAATATATGCGATTCAAGCGGTGCTGATAATTCCTTATTTAATTGAATGTTTGCGAAATCAATATCTTTGTAGTGAAGTAGAAAATCAGATAAAACAAGGGTGTACAATTTAGCAAATAAAAGGTTATCTTTTATAGTTTCTTTCTCAAAATTATTAATATATTTTATTACTGAATTAAGAGCGACTTTATCCGTTTCGTTAGGTTTATTGCTTTTCGATATTGTGTAAGTCAATCGTTGTATTGCTTCTTTTGTTTTCATAAGTATAGTTTTATTTTAGTTTGAAATTCAGCAAGTGAACGAAAGACAAAATAATCTCCACCTAATGCTTTTATTTTTCTTTCAATTTCTTTTTGTTCTTCTGATTGTAATCCAGTATCGGTTTTGCATTCGGCCATTATACATTTGCCGTTTTCAATGTGAATTATTAAGTCTGATACTCCGTTAACCATTCCAGTTTTTTTAAGCAAATCCAATGCCCTTGCACGTTCTTTTTTCGGTATAGGTATTGGTATTCCGTTCGGTACTGAATGAATAATGTATGATGGTTTGTGATGTTTTAAACAATAGGTATTGTTAAACCAATTGTATGCTTCTTGTTGTATCTTACTTTCGGGTGTAATAGTCATCGAGTTTCTTTTTTATTTTGTTAATAATATATGCTTTGGTTCTCATTGTTCCGCTTTCAAGTGTTGAGTTTTGGATTGTTTGGTATGGTTCTTTTATAAGTCCACGCATCGACAAATCAAATTTTCCGTTTTTTTCAGCTTGTAAGTAACTGCCAAAAGTTACCGAATGAAATATAAATAAATCTAAAATTTGATTTATTAAAATAGTCCACGCAAAATTTTTATCTCTACCAATTTTTGAAACGTATTTTACTATTTTGTGCCCCGATGGTTTTGGTATTTCGTCGATTAATTTTGCAACCTCACCACTCGTTTTTATTTCTTTCTGCTGGTCAACGTATAAAAAATTACACTCGGGACATTGAACCTCGTTTTTTGCGTGTATCATTCCGCATTCGGGACATTGTTTAGTTTGGTCTAATGCTTCCTTTTTTGGTTTTGGTTTTTCAGTATTGTAAAAATGACTTTTCCAATCTACTTCATCCGACCATTTACCGAACTCCTCAACGTTTCCACCTCCATCAATAAGTATAAAGTATGGTTTATATATTTCGGTGCATTTTCGGCCTCCACGGCCTACCATTTGATGGTATAACGACAATGATTTAGTCGAACGATTTAATATTACACATTCTAACGTTGGCTCGTCAAAACCAGTAGTAAAACAATTTACGTTTAATAAAATAGCGTCGGGCGTTTTTTTAAACCATTCAAGTACTTTTTTTCTGTTTTCGGTTTCGTTTACGCTATCAAATAATTTTACGTTTGCGTATCCTTTTTCAAGAAACGCATCAAGTACCAACGCATTTATTTTTGAACTGGAGTTAAAAATAATAGTTTTTTTACCCTTTGCAATCTCTTCATAGTTTTTTACCACATCAAACGAATGATTACCGTAATATTCATCTGTACTTTTATTATCAAAATCTCCAGTTTTATTGTCAATTTTTAATGCGCTTCGGTCAATATTTCCAGTACAATAAACCAATTCACGTACTAATCTATCATCGGAAATTAATTCAGTTATTGATGTTCCAATTATCAATTCCCCGTATATTTCTGACAAAGTAAATTTTCGTGTATACTCGTAGGTTTCAAAACCACAACACGTTTCAATATTATCATATTGCTTTTGACATACATTACACATTGTAAAGTATATTTTTTTCATCGTTGTAGGCGTGGCCGATACTGCTAATACTTTTGTGTTTGGGTAATTTTGTAACACTTCATCATATTGTAATAAATGCGCCTCATCGCAAATAATCAACCCTACATCTTTTAAGAAATTTATATCGTTTCTTAGTCGGTTTTTAAGTGTTTGCACCATCGCAACGTACACGCTTGAATTATGGTGCATTTTCTTTTTTGATGAAATTACACTTTCACAAGTAACATCTATTTTTCGGAGTGTAGATAAAGTTTGGTTTATTAATTCCTCACGGTGCATTAAGGCTAAAACTTTACCACCGTATTTTTTTATAAATCGTTTTGCAATAAATGAGAAACAAGCGGTTTTACCGCCTCCAGTTGCTAAACAGAAAAATAGACGGTCGTTAGTTTCAAATGCTTCCATTATTTCGTTAATGGATTTTTCTTGGTCAGGGAATGGTTTCATAAATAAAAAGAGAAAAGCCAACAGATGCACTACTATCTATTGGCTTTCTCGGTTACATTGCTTTCACAACGTTATACTTTGAGTGTCGGTAGTGCTTCGACTATACAAACATACAAAAAAAATCCGAACCATTGTAATAATTCGGATTTAATTTAGTTAAAAATTCTTTTTAGTAACCTCAATATTCCATCCTTGAATCTGATTGAAATATTTAGTTTCTCCTTGCGGATTTACCCACTCACGACCACGTAAATTGATACTTACTTTCACTTCATCTCCTACACCAACCGAATCTAATTTACTACATTTATCCTGATTGAACTCAATTAAAATGTGTTGCGGATATTGTTCATCTGTTGTAACTACTAATTCTTGTTTTTTGAATGAATCCGATACTTGTTGAACTGGATTAATTGCCTTTACTTTTCCTACTACTTCCATTGTTTATTTTTATTTAATTGTTTAATAAATTCGTTTTTAATTTCAACCGCTTCTTTAATTCTTTCGTTGATTAAATCAATCGTTTTTTGGTCACGCTGAACTACTATCTCGTGATAATATTCAACACCATCGATAACACAATAGTTGAAAAAATACGCTTTGTCACTATCGGTATCATCAATTTGTTTTTGCATCTGAAAATAGTATTTTTTATCTATAATATTAGAAACTACTAATTTCATAAATGTTTCTACTTTCGGGCATTTAATTTCAATTACTGAGTTGTCAGAAACTTTACCATCGGGACTGCTACCGCTATTTTTATCTTTTGAAATAAAACCGCAAGTAGAAACGTCTAAAAATAACATTGATTTTAATTCGGTTATTTTTGCTAATGCTAAAGGCTCTAAATCAATCCCTTTTTGCATGTCGTAACTAACATAGTTTTCCTCAACTTGACCGAATAATTCCTCGATAGCTTTTTCAATAGCGTAGGTTTTTCCCGTTTCCCCTAATCCTTGCACACCCATTAAACGATGTATTTCAGACGCAGTAAACTTTCCTAATCTATCCTTATACCAACTATCTAAACGTTGTACTTGTTCCATAATGCTTCAATTTCTGCGGTTATAGTATAACGTTCTTTTATTTGGTCAATGGTTGCCTTTGCTTTTTTGGCCGCCTCAAAATTTGCTTCGGTAAACAATGGTTTTTCTTTTGGAGTTAAAGATGGTTGAATAGGTTTTATTCTCATACCGCCAACTATTTGACCTTTCATTTTTACATTTGCATCAATGTATAATTCAATAGGTATGTTTACCCATTTGTCAGTATCGGTGCTTTTACCCTCTGAAAAACCTCTTATAATTGAGGCGTTACCCGCATTCAATACCATTGGTTTAATTGGTTCAACAAAGTAAGCGATATTAAAATCGCCTTTGTTTCCAGCTACAACTGCTCCGTACTCTTGTTTAACGTGCTTAATTGTGAATATTAAAGGTTTTCCGTCCTCTAACATTTCCTCTAAATCTACTACTCCTAAGTGGTCTGATTTGTAAACCTTTCTGTAATTTGCCATAATTTCAGTTTTAATAATTTATAATATTCTCGGGTCGTTCCCTTTGTACTAATTCTTTGTCTATTTGAGGTATTGTAAGTTTTGACCAATAAACCTCAAATTTCCATAATCGTCTACCTTTTTTCGTGTAAAAGTCAATACCTCGGTAGTAGTTGCAAAATTCGTGAAAGTTTTTCATGGTTAAATTATTTGCGTTAAACTTTTATAACATTCCTTAATTTGTTCAATATTTTCATCAACGTATTTATCAAACGAATCTACACCACCAAATATTTCATCTAACCGTTCTGAAATTTGCCCCGTAATATTAAGCCAACTATCCTCTTTACATTCAATCGGCTCGTAAATTGCAATTAAATGTGCTGACCTATTGTAGTGTAAAACCATTGTAGCGTATGCAGTAAGTTTATTGTCTGCTATAATTTGATATTTCGAAGACATTGCCCCGTATTGATATTTTTCCATAATTCTACTTTTTAGTTATTAAATTTATTAATTATTTCCCATTTCCGCAATGGGTGGGCGTTGTTTGGAATGGTTATCAATAACCGCAATAACCGCTATCACAATCATTAAAGTCTGATTCGGTCAACTCGTCTAAAAAAGTGTATTGTTCTGCAAGTTTTAAAATATCTTCCATTGTTATTTGCCTATCTTTAAACCAAACATCCTTTTTATGTTTTATTCTTTCTTTAGTTCCAGCCCACAATAAAACTTGTCTTATATTTTCGTTTAGTCTTGCTCTATGAGCCATAAATAAAGGGTCTGCGTGAAAGCAATTTCCACAATTATTTTTGTCTGAAAAACGAATATTATAGTTTAATACAAAATTCTCTACAAAATCCCTTGTAATTAAAGCATCAATAAGTTTGAAAACGGGTTTTTGCCATTCAATATTACCCCATTTATTTCTTTTTCCGTTTTTAGACTTTCCAACAATAGTTTTCATATCTAAAAAACCATTAGGATTTAGCTTTTTAATAAGTTTAACGGCTCTTTTTTCTTCTCCTTTTCTGTAACCTATTCTAAATTCTGCGGGTTCATTTATAGTTTCTTTCCACCAATTAAACATTGGTTTCATTTTCATTTCTTCGGTACAAAATCTACGTAATGGGTCGGGTAAACAACGACCCGCATTTTTAATAACGTGGTCGAATGTTTCACCGCTAATTATTTTAATCTCTTGCCCTAATACTTGTTCTAAATCAAGTATTGTATAAATAATAGTATCGTCTTCTGCGGTTCCGTAAAACTCTTTTCCTATTCTATCTTCAATTAATTTTCGAGTTGGCTCATCTTTTCCATTCATCCAACTACAATCAAAACGAGTTTCTGTAATTGGCGGTCTTTCAATCCTAACTAAAGAAAAAACATTGTAATCAGCGGGGTGCAATATTGAATTAGTTGCTGAACTTTTGCCACCACTAATAGTATTTACGGTTTTCATAAATAATTAATTTTACTTTCAATTATCCACCACGTTTGAGTGTGGTGGATTGGTTAATGTTTTCGCATACTCTATCGGGTATGGTATTTGACTGATTAAACTTTGAGCAATCCAATATTCTGAATGAGTTTTAATAATTGTTATTTCGGGGTGTTTCTCTACTCGAACTACTTTACTGCCAAAGAAAACAAGTTCCATCTTTTGGTCAAAATTGAATAAAAAATACTTATTTAAAACTTTTTCGATTGGTTCAATATTCAAACGCTTTGCCCGTTTTAAAACTGATTGCGGTGTTATTCCTATTTCGTTTGCTATTTCTAAGGTCGTGTATAGCTTCATAACTGCTAATCCATTTTTTTAACCACAAGCGCACCGAGTGAATAATAGTTCGGAGTTGCTTTAATTTCTGAAAGAGGGATTTTTATGTAGGTTTCGGGTTGGATAGGTTCTGACCACTTGCCACTATTAGCCTCAAATAAACAACCGACACCAGAATTATCTTCGTATCTTAATGCAAAACCATCATACCTAAAAGACTTATAATGCTTTTCATAATCAAAATCTAAACATCTATGCAAACATTTAGCAGTTTTACCTTTGTACGTTTCCTTAGCATACTCAATCAATCGTTTGGTAACTTCTTCGGGGGTGGCTATGCGATGTCTATTGCATAAGTTCGGATTGATATGGCTATTAATATTAATCCAATCTCCCTCACCATTAAATCCGTAAGCATTTTCTTTATTACATAATAACATCCATTTTGGAAAGTTATCATCTAAAACCCACACTCCGTAAGGTATTTCATTCTTAACCACCCCAATCCGCACAAACATTTCGTGTATGTTTGGTTCTTTGATTAGTTCTTGGATGTGTTCTTGGGTAAGTTTTGATAGGTCGTATTTTTTATAGGAAATAATTTTACAATACCCTAACTGCTTATTCCAAACAACTCTATAACTTCCATCGTCGTTTACCCAGTATTGTTTATCGCTATAATCTAACGTATGTAAACATTTAGATATATCGAAATTATTAATCAAACCTGATACTATTTCAGCATCTTTAAAATGCTCGATTACTTCTTCAATTGTTGGTGTTTTCATAATTATTGTTTTAAGTT